AGTCAAAGGAGTCACAGCAGAACGCGTTGAGCCTAGACCGGGACGCGGTGACATCATTGGAGCAGCACAGCGGTTTCAAGATCGAAGAAAGGTTGTCCAATGATTTCGATCTGGTTGGTATGCAGCTTCCAACGGACATGACGGCGGCGGATTTGCAACAAGCTAGGGATTACGTTTTGCAGACCATTAAGCCCGCTGATGAAGGGCGGCTGGTGCAGCTATTGGCGCAGATGCAGATGATGATGAAGCATCGCAATCTGGATGCCGCGCACATGGACCTGATGCTGGCCGGTTATGTAGACAAATTGCGGGAGTACCCGGCAGATGCCGTCGAGGAAGGTTTAAACAGCCTCTTGGATTCCTGTGAGTGGTTTCCGGCCTGGGCGGAAATGCGCGATGCCATAGCGTGGCGTTGCCAGCGGCGGATGATGACGTTGACGGCAATAGACCACGCTATTACCCAGCGGCAAATACAGGACATCCGCAGTGCGTGAAACTCAAGACCCTGTAGTCAACCGCGTGCTGGCAAAGTTCATCCAGCGCAGCGACGAAGGAATGCAGCGATTCGGTGTGTCCATGGCCGATGCTGACAAGCCTGTCCTCGAATGGATTGAGGACGCGCAAGAGGAATTGATGGACGCAATCTTGTACTTAGAAAAACTAAAGGAGCGATTTAATGGCTGAATATTTTGAAGTGAAGACGATGAAGAAAGACCGTGAAGGTAAGGAGCGCGGCCACAAGATAGGGGCGATGTTCCCTTGGAAGTCAGGTGAGGGGTTCAACATTGTTTTGGATTCTGTGCCGTTGCCGAAAATGAACGATAACGGGGAGCTTGAATGCGTCCTGATGGTTGCCAAGCCCTATGACAAAAACAAAGCGCCGTTCTGATGACTGTCACCAAGCCAAAAGGGATTGGCAAGAATTGACAGCCCGGTATATTGGATGGCATGAGATTGATGCGTATGTCGAGGATGGCTGGCGCATCAACAAGGACATTGGGCATCACGCAGCCCATGCCGTTCTGGCGACAAAGGTGGTGAAGTAGTGTCTGGTAGCCCAAGCCCAACAGGTCGATTCGGTGGTGTGCGGAAACTTGAAGACCGGTTGAAAGGCCGGTCCCAAGTTATCGCCCACAACAAGGAAGGTGTAGCGCAAGCGTTGATCGACATAGCGCGGGCCAACATTACGGATGTGCTAAGTTGGGATGCGGAAGGCAACGTGAAGGTGAAGGCAAGTGCCGACATACCGGACAACGTAGCCAGTGCCATCAAGAAGATTCGCGTGTCAAAGTCAGAGAATGGTGAGCCATCGTTAGAGTTGGAGATGCACGACAAGATTAGCGTGTTGCGCGTGCTGGCAAAAAGCGCGGGGCTTTTGGAACAACACAAAGCGGATGTAAACACGCCCAGCGTTGTTGGCATTACGATGGTTGGGCCAGAGGTTACGCAAGTTCAAGAACAACAGGAAAAAGTCGCGGAATGAGCCGCGATAACGGGGATGAGGGGTTTTAACTTAATTGGTCTTGGGTTGCCCCTCATCCTTATGAATTGAGATATGAATAATATTGAAGCTGCAAATCTAAACCTTGATTTCTCGACGGCACCGACTGTCTGGAAGTTTCTACGCGATGACAGTTTCGTGCGTGGGATTATGGGTCCAGTGGGCAGCGGCAAGAGTTACGCTTGTGCTGCGGAAATCATGCTGCGGGCCGTTAGGCAAAAACCTAGCCCGCGTGACGGCATCCGTTACACGCGATTCGCCGTAGTCCGAAACAGTTACCCGATGCTGAAGACAACGACACTGAAAACGTGGATGGAGATTTTTCCAGAGAACATCTGGGGAAACGCGCACTGGTCGCCACCTATCACGCATCACATCAAGTTGCCGTCCCGTGGTGACGCGCATGGCGTGGATTGCGAAGTTATATTTCTGGCTCTCGACCAGCCCAAGGATGTGCGGAAGTTACTTAGCCTTGAATTGACCGGCGCTTGGATCAACGAGTGCCGCGAGTTACCCAAGGCAATCATCGATGGCTTGTCACACCGTGTCGGCAGATACCCGACACAAGCGGATGGCGGAGCAACGTGGCGCGGCATATGGGCCGATACCAACCCCATGGATTCAGATCACTACTGGTATCGGCTGGCGGAAGGCAAGGAAGCCCCAGGCGGAAAGTACGCGTGGCAGTTTTTCCGGCAACCACCGGGTGTGTTGGAAACGTCAAGCGAGGACTTGCCGGACCAGCCAGAGTTCAACGGCTTTGTGCAGAGCGCGGGCAAGTGGTGGATGACCAACCCAACAGCGGAAAACATTCACAATCTACCTGACGGTTACTATGAACAGCTTGTCGGCGGTAAAAACCTTGATTGGATTCGGTGTTACGCAAAAGGCGAATACACATATGTTCAAGAAGGCAAGAGTATTACACCCGAATACGATGATGACCTGATGACTGTAGATGGGTTGCAGTACGATCCAAGTCTGCCGGTGCAGATAGGTTTAGACTTTGGATTAACGCCCGCCGCGTGTTTCGGGCAGCGGCACCCGTCCGGGCAATGGCGCATACTGCACGAATTGGTGACGTTCGACATGGGCCTGGAAAGGTTTTGCAATAGCCTTAAAGCTGAGTTGGAAATGATGTTCCCCAAAGCTGACGTTATGGTTTGGGGCGATCCGGCTGGTCAACAGCGTGACCAGATTTATGAAGTCACCGCATTCGATTTCTTGAAGACCATTGGCATGTTAGCGCGGCCCGCCGCAACGAACGATTGGAAGACACGGCGCGAAGCTATGGCGGCACCTATGATCCGGTTTATCGACAAGAAACCCGGCTTGCTTGTAGACAAAAAATGCAACCGTACCCGTAAGGCGCTGGCTGGCGGGTATCACTTCAGCCGTGTCAGCATGGGCAGCGGCCAAGAACGGTTCCGCGATGTGCCCAACAAGAACGAACACAGCCATATTGGCGATGCGTATGGTTATCTGGTTTTAGGTGGTGGTGAGCATAAGCGCATGACCCGCCGCCCAGCAACGTGGGCAAAGTTGCCGGTCGCGAGTAGTGATTTCAATGTCTTTGCTTGAAGACATAGAGCGTTTAAACGAACACGTTAAGATAAAGCCGCCGCACAAAATCATAGATTTTGAACCCGCCTTAGTGCCGATGATGAAGCCAAGGGATACGGATCAGTTGTATTTCGATCATATCCCCAATTTTACACAAGTTTTAGAGAGCTACGCGCAGATTGGCTACGCGCATATGGGCGTATGCCATGGCAAGCCGATGTGTATGTTTGGGTGCGTTCCCTTGTGGGCTGGGGTTGCGGAGCTATGGATGATTACCGATGTCAATTTGGGATCATCTGCACGCACGTTTCACCGTGTTACTAAAGAAATGTTCGACATTTATATGTCAGAGTTATCTCTGGTTCGCATACAAATCTGGGTTCATTCACAAAATGAACGGGCTATCAAGTGGGCAAAGTCTTTGTATTTTGAGGAAGAAGGCATTGCTCGGAAGTTTGGACCGGATGGTGCAGATTTTTATTTGTTAGCGAGGTTTAAAAATGGGCGGACTAGTAACCGGACTATTTTCGACTCCAGAGGTAGCAACTGCGCTACCGGGGCCAGACCCAGAGATGGAGCGCGCACAGCGGGAGCAAGATGAGCGGCTGGAAGCTAGAGAGCGCCAAAATCAAAAAGAGTTAGCATCGCGTAAACGCGCACGGCGAACAGGCGGAAACAGGTTGCTTTTGGCAAACCGTGACAATCCGTTTATGGGCGTGCCACCGCAACAAACGCTTGGCCCAACCTATAGCCGCTCAAGGGCCGGAATAAACGTCTGATGAAGATGTCGGCGGGCATGTTGACCAAGCGGTATAACGCTGCTTGGTCACGAAAAGAGAATTGGCGCAATCTCTATGAGCAGTGCTATCAGTATGCTTTGCCGCAACGCAACCTCTATGATGGCTATTGGGAAGACGGTCAATCCGGGCGTGTAAAGAACCTACAGGTTTTTGATTCTACTGCCGTCCATGGCGTACAGCGTTTTGCTAACCGCTTACAATCGGGTTTATTCCCGCCTGATAAAAGCTGGATGGAGTTGTTTCCTGGCACTGACATTCCGCCAGAAAGCCAGCAAGAAGTTCGCCAGGGCTTGCAAGTTATTTCGCAAAAGTTCTTTAGCATTTTGCGGCAGACCAATTTCGATCTTGCCATGGGCGAGTTTCTTTTAGACCTAAGTGTCGGCACCGGGATCATGCTTGTGCAACCCGGAGATGATTTACAACCGATACGGTTTCAGTCAATTCCGCAATACCTCGTAGCGCTTGAGGAAGGCCCGCAAGGCACTGTTGAGAACGTGTACCGCAAGATGCGCGTTGCAGCGGAAAACATTAAAGTGATTTGGCCTGACGCAAATCTACCCGCTGTTCTTGAAAGAAAGATCGTAGACGCACCGCAAGAAATGATAAACTTGCAAGAGTCTACTATCCTCAACGTCAATGATGGCGGATATGGATATTACGTTTGTTATAAATCTAGCGACAACGAATCGTCCATGTTGGTCTACCGTGAACTGACAATATCACCGTGGATCGTTTCAAGATTTAGTAAGGTTGCCGGTGAGGTTATGGGCAGAGGCCCGGTTGTTTCTGCGCTTGGTGACATATTGACGTTAAACAAAGCTGTGGAGTTGTTGCTTAAAAACGCCAGTCTCAACATTAGCGGCGTTTACACGGCTGTAGACGATGGTGTTCTCAACCCGCAGACGATCCGTATTGTGCCGGGTGCCGTCATTCCTGTGGCGTCGAACGGCGGTGCGCGGGGATCATCCTTGCAACCGTTGCAACGCGCTGGCGATCTACAATTGACACAGATTGTTTTGCAAGATTTACGCATGAACATTAAGCGCACGCTGCTTGATGACTCGCTGCCGCCTGACAACATGAGCGCCCGCAGCGCTACCGAAATTGTGGAACGGATGCGTGAGCTTGCAACTAACTTGGGGTCAGCTTTCGGCAGATTGATAACGGAAACCATGGTGCCGTTAGTCCGCCGGTCAATGTACATTATGAACGAGGCGGGCTTAATTGCATTACCGTTGCGGGTGAACGGGCTAGAGGTGCGTGTCGTTCCGGTTAGCCCGTTAGCCAAAGCCCAACACTTGGATGACATTCAAGACGCCATGCAGTGGGCGCAGATTAGTTCGAGCCTTGGCCCGATAGCGCAAAGCACGATCAAAGCAGATGCGGTTGCCGACTATGTTGCAGACAAGCTGGGCGTGCCGACAAGTCTGCGGACCAGCGATGAGGAACGCCAAGAAGTTGAACAACAAATGATGCAGATGATGCAGCAATCTCAAGGGGGACAAGCCCCGCCTGAGCAAGCTGCGCCGGAACAACCTGTTTAAACAATGCCCGATAAACGTAGACAACTTTTAGAAGATGTAGATTTTCGTCCTTTAACATCAGATGAATTTAAGGACAACGGTGATGGCACGTTTTCAACGGAAATATTAATTGGTCTAAATATTGATGGGATGGAAACAGTGGTGCCTTCCCTATGGATGACTCCCAGTGGGCCTAAAAAGTTTAGTCATAAGAAGGCGCGAGAACATGCAATCGCCTATATGCGTCGGACAGGACTGCAATTTCCTCAATTTAAAAGTGTTGCAGAGGCAGAAAGTTTTTCTGAAGCACGCACCCAAATGGGTGGAACGGCGTCAGGCGCATTAGCACAGTAAAGGAGAATAATATGCCAAGCGTTGGTGGAAAGAAATTTAGTTATGGCAAAAAAGGCATGGCGGCGGCGAAGAAAGCCAGCGCCAAGTCAGGCAAGCCAATGAAAATGGCGAAGCCGCGTAAAGGCAAAAAGTAATGGCAACGCCAGCGAAAGGGAAGGCGCGTGTCAAAGTAACAAGCAGTGGCAAGCGTGTTTCCTACGGTCAAGCTGGTAAAGCTAAAGGTGGCGGGCCGCGTGTTCGTCCCGGTACATCGAAGGGTAATGCTTATTGCGCCC